TGAAATGAGCAAAATATTGTCTTTTTCTTTTTAATGGGTCTTGTTCTCTAAAGTTTCTAGAAATCGATAACACTTTTCCAGAAGCTTGATCAAGGGTAACAATATAAGGCAACATAACACCCGAAGGATTCCCCGCCATATCCTTGTCTTCAAAACCCTCCAAGTCCAAGTCAATGTGGCATTCCAGTAAGGTATAAGAGTCATCAGAATAGTTTGGACGTAATCCCAACAGCTCATCAGCACGCTCTTGGATAGCTCCATCGTCTTCGCCATCGCTTGCTTCAGATAATTCAACATCTCTATAAACTCCTGCTACTTGTAGTTTGCGAATATCATTATATGACATTCTAACCACATGAGTAACCCTCTCCGCTGTTCTTAAATCACTAGCCGAATACGGTACTATCATATCCTCTGCTGGTACAAACTTGGAAACGGCTCTCTGTTTTGTTTCATCAAAGTAAATCTTTTTAAATGTAGATCCAGTAAGTGGCAAATAAAATAGCATTTGATCTGTGTCTGGGTCATACTCTTCCATGATTTCAGTTATCTGATAATTCATGAAGTCTTCTACACGCTGAGCTTGTGCTTCAGTTTCCTGGGTCGGTGCACCAAGGATCTGGGTCTTTACAGGTCCTCCACTTGGTAGCATTTCCTTATAGCTCTGTGCTTGAAACTGTGTAACGGCTTCCGATAATAGTGGGTGCGTTACACCACTGGCCCCTAAAAATGGTTCGCTTCTGTCTTCGTAGTTAATGCCAAGTAACCCCAAACCTTTGGCAATCGCCTCTTCCCAATCTTCTCTAGACTCAATATCCTCACGAAACTTGGATTGTATGTCTGATGATAAGTCTCCCAAAACTGACTCATCAAGAACCTCTGCGAGATTGGCATCATGTCTGTATTCTTCGGTTTCAACTTCTACTGCCTCTTCGTCTGCAAGTTCTATACCCTCGGGTAAATCGTTTATAGTTTCTGGTAAATCAATTTGAAGACTATCTTCTTCGGGCATCACTTGACCCCCTGCTCCCATCGATCCTTCTACCATACCAGCTATTTGTCTAGGTTCTATTGCCATTATGTTATCCTTGTGGTTCGTTTCTTTTCTGGAAGCATTATATCTGAAAATTTATTAGTAACAGTATAACCGCCTAAAAATCTTTTCTTACCTTTATCAGCACCTTCTTTTATCTGAAGAAGAAGGTCCACGCCAAACGGATCTAATTGCTTTATCTGATCTTTAGTTAGATATTTATCTAATTTATGTTTACCAGTAAATCCGACTACTTTACCTTTAGATTTCTTTTTACCTGCCATTAGTAATATTCCCTTGCTCTTCTTGGATACCAATTCTCTGGAATTTCTTCGCCTTTTAAATCGATAAAGCCACCTTGTCTAAAACGCATAATAGCCATTGTCATACTATCACAATAGTCATCATGCTCTCCATTCGGAAAAGATGCAACCTCTTCTATCACATCCTCTGCAAATTTTTCCCCTTCAGGATACCATACTTTACCCGATTCGAAAATAGGCGACACGATATGCATTCTCATAGTCTTGTCTATACCACCACCTCCTCTTCGTCTGCCAGGACTAAACGTAGTAACAGGCAGATTTAATAGTCTTAGTTCATCTGCTAAAGGTTGTCCACTTGCTTTTGCCTCAATCAACATCATGTCTGGTTCCCAGTATTCATTTTGCTCTATAGCAATCTCCTTCAACTCGGGAAAACTCCATCGTCCCTTCTGTGCATCCAGCATTATCAAATGCTGATCACCATCTTCTCTAGGCTCAAATACACCCCAAGTCGTAATCGCACTATAGTCGGCAGTCTCTTTTTTACTATACGCAGTATCATAACTCTGAATTATATATTCTAATCTCGGTGTGTCCTCCCTTTCCCATCCTTGCCACCAATCTCTCTTGATCATCGCAACAGCTTCCGATGTCGGATTCTGCTGCCACTGGGCGTTCCACTTGACCGGGGACAGTGAAGCCTTGACCTTTAACAATTCTTCTACTTCCCAGAACTCGGGCCATAAGGGTTTGTCACTTGGTAAGATAGCTGGAAATTCAATTACTTCCCATTGATCGGACATAGTGTCCATTGCCATATTCTGTACTAATCGCCCCGTCAAATCTTTCTTTGACCATCTCGTCTGCACAATTATAATGGTACCCCCCGGTTGCAATCTTTGCCGAGGTCCAGAAGTGTACCACTCATATGTATTATCATAAGCAGTCGAGGACAATGCATCTTGTTCCGAGTGCGGATCGTCAATGATCAACAAATCGGCTCCACGGCCTGTCATTGCGGCACCCACCCCCGCAGCGAAATATTCCCCACCAGCACTAGTCTCCCAACGACCTGCAGCTTGGCTATCCGGTTTCAAGTCCGTTTTGGGAAAGATCTCAGCATATATGGGATCGGCAATGAGATCACGGACCTTCCTACCAAATCTTACAGCAAGTTCCGTGTTCATGGTAGCCTGTATGATTTTTAATTTAGGATTACGGCCCAAGAACCACGAAGGCATTAAATATGACGCTAGTTCTGACTTCGAGTGTCTAGGGGGCATGTTGATGATCAAACGCTTCAAGTTACCCGATGCAATGTCCTCGAGCTTTTCGGATATGACACGATGATGTCTGCCCTCTATAAAACCCTCATATACATGTTTAGCATAGGATAGAAATTTAGTTTGAGCTAGTTCTCTGGTTTCAAGTCGTCTCTGTTGTTCTTCCAGTAACAGAACTTCTTGTAACACCTCTTTTGGTAATGCATCTAGGTTCATAGCCGAACAATAATACATTCGAATGAAATTATCAATGCTTGTAATATAGATGTGTAAGTAACCCTAGTATCTCTTGTTTTAGGGGGTGGGGGGTGTCGTGCATTCAATGTCATTTGTCTTTTTGTTGGAGTAACCCTTGTTCTTTAAAAACATTAGCTTCGCAAGCTCCACTAAAAAATGCTTTCGCATTTCTAGTTCTGCTAACAAAGCTAATGTTTTCGGAAAATTTTTTTGGGTCGCAATGTGACATTTATGTCACAAGTCAAGAACAATCGTACAATATTAATTGATATGTAGTATCATAAAATATAATGGCCTGGAACTTGACTATGGGATTAAATGGGATTACAATAAAGACTAATCACAATCAAGGAGGACAATATGTCTAGTGAATTAATAAAAGCACTTACTACTTTAAAAGAAATAGTTGATGATCAACATAAAATAATAGTGGATCATGAAAAAAGAATTTTTGCTCTTGAAGCAAAACTTCAGACTTATGCTAAAAATGTTAGCAATATAGATCTGGACGGAATGTGGAATAAACTAAAGGAGGAAGCGTAATGGAAAAAATAAATGTAGAACCAAATTGGGAAAATATGTTTAACGTAGCAATTTCAATTACAAATACTCAAATAGATAAAAATAATGGACAACAAATAGTTGTTGAAATGTTAAAGTTTGGACAACGATTATTTGTTGATACTTATAAAAAGGATAAAGAATAAACAAGTTTCCTTGGGAAAAAGGAGGGCTTCGGCTCTCCTTTTTTTTATCTATAAAAACCTTTTTAAGAATGTGGTTCGCAAACCTTAAAAACAAAAGCCTCGCAAGGCTCGTTTTTGTTTTAGTCAAATTTTTTTTAGATCACAGGCCTGTTGCAAAAATGTCACACTTGTTGCAAAAATGCCACATGTCAAACAATAAGAATTGATACGCAGTATCAAAAACTATGATCCGAGAACCAGGTTTTTACTTGACTTCTTGTATATCCTAGAATATCCTAGAAACAATAATTAACAACAAGAGGACAAAAAAATGGATACAATAGTACAAGAACCAAGAACCAAGAAAGAAATAAAATTGCATGAAAAAGCTTATGCAGAAGCAGTTCTAAAAGAACTTTTAAAAAGAAATGAAACAATTTATAGTATTATTCGTCATGTTTCACAAAGTGGTATGACAAGACATATTACATTCTTTATTATTAAAGACGATCAAGTATGGCATATAGATAATTTAATTTCTGATTACTTAGATTATAGAACCAACAAAAGATTTAATGCTTTAGTTGTTGGGGGTTGTGGAATGGATATGGCTTTCTCGGTTGTTAATAATCTACAAGAAGCCATGAATTATTCAGAAAATATATCCCATACAAATTATAATTTTTCATCTAGTATCATCTAATCCAAGGAGGCGAAAGCCTCCTTTTTTTTTCATTATTTTTTTTCATTTTCCAAGTCGCAAAGTCGCAAAGTCTTAAAAACAAAAGCCTCGCAAAGCTCATTTTTGTTTTGCCAAAAAATTACAAGTTCGCAAACATTGAACTATTGTATCATGAACCAAAAAATTTGGTTGATCTAGTCCACGAACCATTGAATTTGCTACTTGATAACCATCAAATAAAAATGCATTAGAGGTCGAAGGATCTCGAACCAAGATAAAAGAAATATAATTATTCTTGAATATCCTTAAATGTGTTGATATTTGGGATTTTTCAAGCTTTATCCTATTTCCTTTTATAGGTGCTTTTAATTCAATAAATAATGGTAGTTTTTCATTTATTATAATTAAGTCCGTAAACCCACTATTATATTTATTTTCTATTTTTTGGATAAAATCGGATTTATTTAATGATGCTTTTATTTGCTTAAAAAAGTTTTTTTCACTTGACATTATTATTATAATTTCCCATAATTACCTATATTCATTCGGAGGATTTTTTTAATGTTAATCACTACAAGATATAAAAAGAATATACATGATTTAAATGATTATCAATTTAAAGTTTTAAAACCAAGTACAAATAAAAAGCTTGGGAAAAAAGTTTTAAAAGGTTCATTTAAAGATTATAAATTTTATACTTTAACATTAGTCGAAAGAGAAACTTGTCCAAAGGATTGTTTCCATTGGGAAGATTGTTTCGGAAACAATATGCCATTCGCACATAGAATGAGCAATAAAGATGAATTACTTTTAACTACAAGAATTCATAATGATATAAAAGAATTAAAAGGAAAAAAAGCATTATTAAGATTGCATATATTAGGCGATTTTTTTAATGTTCAATATGTATGGTTTTGGGATTTAATGTTGACGTTATACCCTAACATTGCAATTTATGGATATACTGCAAATAGTACAAGTTCAAAATATGAGACTAGTAGAAATATCGCACAAGCAATTTTAAGTTTAAGAATTAAGCACAAAAAAAGATTTTCTGTAGATACAGTAACGATTTAAAACAAGAATTTTCTGCAAATTCGGAAGAATTACAAACCCCTCAAAAAGATAAATCTATTCAATGCCCAGAACAAATAGGATTAACAAATTCTTGTGGTTCTTGTGGTTTATGTTGGGAACAACCAAAAAGACAAGTTATTTTTAAAACTCATTAGGAGGTAAAATAATGATTAATAAAAAAACAAGTTATCCATTATTTCATGAATTCAAAATTATGAAAATAGGAAACATTTTATTCAATACAAATGTTGACGATATTATTGATCAAGAAATTGAAGAAACAAAAATATTAATTGATCAAGTAAAAGATATTAATCAATTCTTGGAGGTTTAAAAAATGACAATATATGAAGAGTTAAGAAAAATTATTGATAGGAATTCTTGTTGGCAACAAGAGGGTCGCAAGTTTGAGTTACTATGGAATTTGCTTTTATCAAGTGATAAGAGAAGTTTTAGAGAATATTTTGAAGAAGAACATAATATTGAATTATATGATGCAATGACATTTAAGGAAATATTAATTTTATGTAGAGATCACAATGTTGGAGGACGTTTTAGATGAATGATTTAATTAATGATATTGTTAAATTAAAAGCAATTCAAGAAAATGTAAACTCAATAAATGGAATGTATTTTACAAAAAAAATATTGGAAGACATGATTATTGAAAAAGAAAAAATAATTAATAACTTTGAAAAAACACATAATGAGGAGGAGTGCAGACAATGAGCAGAGCATTAAAAGATAAATTAGAAGAAGTAGAATTATTTGTGGGTGAGCAATTACAAGATTATACAAATGAGCAAGTAATACAAAAAGTTCGCAAAGAATTTGGTTTGCAGATGTATGTAGACCATGCAGAAGAATTGTTACTTGAATTTCAACAAGAGGTAAATATGGAAAGGATGCAGTCATGGTAAGAGCAGAAGAAAAACTATTTAATGTTATTAGTGCATTAACTGATGAATATAATAATTATCCACATAAGAGACTTAAAAAATCAGAAGTGCAAGATTTAGTGCACGATCTTGAAATTGTTGATGCAGAATTACACGATTTAAAACTGCCTCCAATAACTGATGATATACAATTAGATAATAGAGTTTGTATGTTTTATGTAATTAATCAATTAAAAGATATGGTCACAGAAAATGATGACACACAAAAGATAATTAAATTAACAGAATTTTATAATCAATTAGTTTTTAATCTTGGCATCAATGCTTTACATAATCATAAAAATGAATGGGAGGATAGATAATGATGAAAGATGATTTTGATAAATTCATGGAAAACAACATAGATATAAATCAGTATATACAATATGACGAAAGTGGTCATAGAAGATTATATTTTAATAGAAGTAAATTCATTGAAGATACTTTGGAATATATACAAAACGATAATGTAGATTATGAAATTATAGAGGAGTGGTTATGATGAAGAAAACTTTAGATATGAATAATAATGAGTTGTATCATCATATCCATAGAAACAAGTTATCAAAATCTGTAACTTGTGATGGTTGTGCAGAAATGTTTGATGAAAGTGAAATAGACTTTACTCATGCAGATTATTTCAGATGTGAAGATTGTGCAGAAAAACATTCTGAAGAGGGTTATAAACTTTATTGGGGGAAAAATAAATGAGTGGTTTTAGTGATGTTTGTGAATGCCCAAATTGTGGCAAAGAAAATTATACGGTTAGTGAAGATTGGAAACCTTTTCATACAAGAAGTTCATTCTGTCTTGATTGTGGTTTTCAAACTTATACTCATGTTTCATTTGCTAGTTTAGAGGAAGTGAATATTGAGAGAGCAGAATTTGATGATGGGGATGAACAATTGTATGCCCCATTGTCAAAGAAAGCCGAACCCACAGAATGGGCGAGGGAATATATGAAACATTATCTGACAAAGGAGGATACTAATGACAGATAAATTTACAAAACCAATACTACAAAATCTAAGAACAAGCCTACAAGATATACTTAGAGCAGAAAGTAAAAGTGATAAAATACCTTTTGAACTTACTCTTGGTAATTGTTCTTTTAGTGAAGACCAAGCAAAGTTTCAATTGATTGTTACTTTTAAAGGTAATTCTGTCCAAGACATTGCAAGGAAAAGACAGAAAGAAGACTTAGAATACTATGCAAAATATTTTGACATAGACTTAGATAAAAAACATCCACGATATACTCTTATTGGATATAAAGCTAAATCCAGGAAATTACCTTGGATCATTACAGATAATCAAAGAAAAGGAGAATTTATAATCTCTGATGATCAAGCAAAAAATTTGTTTGGTAAACAAGATGTAAATGAATTTCTTGATAGACAAAGAGAGGCTCAAGCCAATGGATAAATTAAAACTAAAAGACCTTGATCAACTGAAAGAATGGGTTGATCAAATGTATTGGGATTATGATAGGCTTAGTAGTAGTGGTCAAGAAACTCTTGATAAGATTGCGAATAAACTTGGTCTTGAAAACAATGATGATCTTAATAAAAAATGTGAAGACTATGTTGAGTATTTAAAACAAAAGAACCCAACATGGTCTAGAGAAAAAGTCTATAGCGAAAGTCTCAAAGTTGCAGACATTATCGATACAATGGATATTAGTAAACTTTATAGGGAGTTGGCAGAAAATGGCTAAGAAAGAGAAATGGGAAATAGAAAGAGATAAAAAAGATGCTTTGAGAATAAAAGGCTATAAATCTCTTACTAAAAATCAATGGAATGCAATAGTTCAATCTCACATAGCAATTGGAGAATGTTTAAATAATCTTTACGAAATGCAAGATTTATATCTTTCAGATGTTAGAAAGTTGGACAAATTTTATTGGAAACTTAAACATGAATTTATCTTGGAGGATAAAAGATATGGATAGAGAAATAAATCAAAAAGCAAAAGAAAAATGGAGGGCACGAGGAGTTTCTCGTGTCCCAAGATATCATTTTACAGAAGTACCTAATAATGAATATGGTCGTCTATTTATAAAATCACTCAAAAGGTTTTTAAATAAAGATGGTTATTTTATTACTGTAAGAGGACAACACTTGAGAAAAGATGTTGATTGGAGAAAACATCAACATGGTCAACCTCAACATGCATCAACTCATCTTAGAGTTTACATAGATAGAAGGAGGGGCGAAGAATGAAACATTCAACACCTTGGAAAGGCATGGATAGGAAAGAGGCACAAGACCATAAACTCTTAGAAATCTCTGCCTTGTTAGAAGACTATCTAGAGCATCACTTGGATGTAATAACCGATAGTGAATGGTTTGCAGACTTGGTAGAAGAAAAAGTTAAAAAACTTTTAATTGGCGAAGAACAAAAGAGGGGGATAAATCGTGATTAAAGAAGTTTCTTTATGTAGTGGAATCGGAGGATTTTCTCTTGGTTTCGAATGGGCAAAATTCGCAGAACCTATAATGTTCTGCGACTTTGATGAATGGTGTAGAAAAGTTTTAAAAAAGAATTGGAATGATATTCCAATTTATAATGATGTTAAGGAGATCGCAAATGACCCAAGAAGATTTATTTCAAACAAAATCAACAAAGGAGAAAAGTGGGTACTCACAAGTGGATACCCATGCCAACCCTTCTCGGTTTCGGGAAATCGCAGAGGAGAAGAAGACCCTCGGCACATCTTTCCGTACATCCATAGAATTGTTGAACAAACAAGACCCACTTATTGTGTTTTCGAAAATGTTTATGGGCATGTCTCAATGGGACTTGACGAGGTACTCTTTGAAATGGA